CCAGTATTCTGACTTGAAGTAGCTCTTCCTTGATATAATGTAGTATCTTTTGTCGCGTATTCGAAATAATGCATTATGTTATACTCCCTATTACTTGACCTTTGATATCAGTATCTGGATATTTTAATTCGAAAATACATGGGTCTAATGATGGATAGTATATACCATCTTTGTAAGCCGCACCCATGTCATAAATGTTACCAGAGTAACCATCAGCCGTTCTCCACTTGTTTCTTATCATAACGGGTAATTGTATTGGGTCACCTGGGCCATCTCCATCTAAATCTATAGAGAATGGTATTAATGTAGCTACACCATCTACTAAAGATAGTGCGTATGACAACTCAGCAACAACAATTGGTTGGTTAATTTGCCATTTATCAATGTCAAAAAAGTCTTTAACTACTTGTATACATTTTAATAATACTTCTTCTTTATTGTATCCTTGTTTGGTCATTATTTTAAAATCAACACCTATATTTACAATCCAAGAGTCTTTTAGATTTATAGCATCGGTAACCATTCTATATTGACCAATATAGTTTTTTAAGTTTTCTTTTACAGCTCTATTAAGACTTACCAAGTGTTTGTTGTAGTCATAACCAAGTAGATACATATTTAGTGCTAAAGGATTTGGTATCCTTGTTGGAACTTTTGGAGCTCCACTTTCTGGTGTATCGTCTTGTCCATATAACTCCCTATCAATGGTAAAAATACCTGAACCATTACCAAGTTCTTTTTGAAATTGATATTGTGCTCCCTCTAATTGTTCGTCTTGAACTATGTAAGCTTTAGCTACAGCACCATACTTAGCAGGCATAGAATACGCTCTCATTATGTAATCTTGTTTAGTTACTGACCTACCTTGAGCTGTAAAATGTGCTAAAGCGTTTTGTCTAATTTCACGTAAAGTTTCTTTGGATTTACCACCACGAGCTGGATTAGGATTTATAACACCAACTGAACTTTTAGTAGCTGTTACTGTAGCAGAATCAAGTCCAAGTGGGTCTAAGTTTGTTACTATCTCTTTAATTTCTGTTATAGAACCTTCACTTACATTGTGACCAATACCACCACCATGAGCATATTTTACAGTTAATGTTGTGTCTGCTGGAGCTAGTCCGTAAGCTTTTGTCTTTAAGAAATTACTTGGGTCAAATGTTTTATCTAACATAGAAACTCCACCAGGTAATGAAGAACCAACATTATCTGGATTAGGTACTATGTCTTCATCGGCACCAGCTGAAACACCAGCACCAAATCGTAATTCTACTTTATCATCTGACCTAATATATCTTGTAAATCTTCGTGGTGTCTTTATAAGTTTAATAAGATATGGTGTATCATCTGAATATTGTGACAACTCTGGGTCTGACAAACTTGTGTTAGAAACGTCATCAAATACAATGTCTTTTGCTAAAAAATCAACCTCATACCATTTGTTACCATCACTATCTGTTACTGATATTATATCTGTTACATTTGGTTTAGACAAAGCTACTCTATCATATTTTTTAGCATTACCAAATGTGAATGTGTCTGTTGATATTGTACCACTTAAAACGGAAACAGATTTTTTTAGAAGATATTTTGTCGGAACATTAGCCGATGTTTCATAAATACTAACTGAACGTTTATCGAGTGAACTTGAATACGCAAAGTTTACATCTTCTTCTGAACGAAATGTTATTCCATTTCTCGAAGCTATTTGCATTCCAGCACCAATATTAACAGCGTATCTCATATCTGGTTTTACATCATCACCAGTACCAGTAGCTGGTACAGTTTGGAACACATCAACTATTGTAGAAGATGGTGTAGCTAACTTTGGTCTATATCCTAATGATTGAGCTATTTCAAAAACATTATCAAGTTCTTCTGCGTAAGATAATAATGACTCTTTAAATCTATCATCAACATAGTAAGATAAAACATCACCAACGTAAGATGCCATTTCAATGAACATCATACCTGGGTCTGACTCGTTAAAATCATTATAGGTATTTGGAAAGTATGTTTTAGCAAATTCTATTAGATTTTCTCTAAAAGCACTAAAGTCTCTACCTAAATATTTAACATCCTTTTTTTGTAATTTCGCCGCACTAGCCATTTAAATCTCCTAAAATTGAGAAACAAATACAAGTTGTATTGTTTCAAGAGCTTCTGGTTCTATTGTAACACCAAATTCTAAATCTACATTAATTTGATTAGGAACTTGCATATCAACATTGACATCAACTCTATTTAGAACCACGTGTGGTAACCATTGTGCTATAGCATCTTTTATACTATCTTCAATTTTAGCGGTAGTCTCATCACCTATTGGTTCAAAAAGTGCACTATAGATATCACACCCAAACTCTGGTAGAAAAGGTCGTTCCCCTTTCATCGTCAATAACAAATTTTTAATGTTAGTAGACGTTTGTTTTAATGTGGTTTGAGTCTGTTCAAAAAATCCAGAATCTGAATGTCCAAGTGGTAAAGATAACCCAATCGAAACATCTGGATTTAAATCATTTTCTAATGCACCCATTTATTATTTTCCTTTTTTCTTATCTATAGCTTTCATTAGTTTACTATAATCTTTTGTTAAAGCACTTGTAACATGGTCTGGAACTTGGTCTACATTTACACCAGCTTTCTGCATAGTTTGTACGGCTCCGACTTCTCTTTTCTTTTCATCTGAACCACCATAACCCAACATATCAGCCATTCTTGAAGTGTCAAATGTTCCACCACCCATTGTTGGATATGGTTCATGACCACCTTGTATTCCACCTTTAGTTTCATTTAAAATTTTATTTAAAGATTCGTTTTTGGTGTAGTGTATTTTCTTCTTTTTAACTTTTGGTTTCCGAACAAACTCTTCTTGTATAGACTCAACACTTAAAGGCTTTTCCTTATCTATAAATATTTCCTCTTTAAGTTTTGTGATTTGTTGTTGAACTTTTCGTTCAACTATTTTGTCTATAACTCGTATAAGTTCTTCTTTTTTCATTATTAACTCCTATTATATTAACCTCTTACTCCAGCGGCTACAACCACTTGTTCTACTTCACCAACAATATCTATGACATAAATATCTTTGTGATTTTTAAATACAGTATCATTCCAAATATCAATCTTTGGTGATTGTTTTGTTATCCAATCTTCATCAATAGAAAATCCACCACCAGCTCCATCATACACTTCATATCCAATATCTCCTATTGTAGATAATGGTATAATTGGCCAAGGTAATACTGTTACTCCTACCATTGGTACAACAGCAACTCCAACATAAACATTTGTTTGAGTAGTAACACCAGGATTGAATACTAACGCTGGTATTATGTGTTTACCTTTAACTGGACACATTATTAAATAAATATGTAGTGAGTCTACTAATTGGTTGCAATAATGGTCTATTGTCTCTTCTGTTTCACCATAATACCCAATTCTTCCATCAATTGTACTCAAAAATTTTATAAGATTTTCAATTAAATATTCTTTTGCGTCTTCCCTATCAACCACATTAGCTTTTCCAATACCCATAGATGTTGGTGGTAGAGCACTAAACTTAGTGACAGAACCAAAAGCAGTATTTCCTGGCCCTCCAGTTGCTATATTAGATATAGGGCCTTTTATCTTGATATCTGGTGTGTCTGATATAACAACGACAGTACCAGCCGCAACATACTTATCTATCGCATCAGCGAATCCATTAGCAAATAATTCTATACTTTGTTTTGGTGTCTCACCTTGTGGAGATGGACGATTGTATACTTTGAATAAATCTTTTTGTAATTGTATTTTAGCTGGTGAACCACTTGTTGATTCCCAATCTAAATTTATGTTACCACTTTTAATTAAATTACCATCAGTATCAAGTGGTTTCAAATTAAATGTTATATAAGTTCCAAGGTCATCTATACTTTCTATTTCATAAGTTCCTTTACTATCACCTTGTTTTATTTCTACTTTTGATTTACCAGGTATTTTTGCTAAATCATATGTCTTACCACTACTATCTTTACTTGAAAGATGTATACCAGTTATATCACTCATTTGTGGTACACCCTCTGGTTTTGGTTCTGTCTCTACTGATTGAGACTTTGGATAGTCCTCTAAATACTGATTTAAATTTTTGTAAGTTATTTTGTCACCATCTAAATTTGTTATCTTTGGTTTCTTACCTCTTTGAGCTAAAGAAGCAGATGCCGCATTATAACTTGGATTTGGCATTTCAAATGGTTCTGGGTCTTCATTTTCAATTACATTAGCTTTTATTAGATACTCACCTGGATTTTGCATTACATTTGTTT